GCAAACTTGACGAGGAGCTAAGGAATCACAAGGGGATTCAACATCAGAGAAAGAAGGATCAGTGATGAATGTAAGTTGAGTTGTGTTACCAATCATCTTGAAGTAACCACGTTGCTGCTCAGCAGTCATGGTAAGTTGGTTCCAGATGTGCATCCAGTCACCATATTGACGGTCGATTCTTTGACCACCAATCTCGACCTCAACTTGAGCAATAAGTTGCTCTCCAGGAAAGTCTAACCAACGGGCATAAACTCCATGATTAGTTGCTAATGCGTTATAACTAGTATTTCCCATACTTTGGTTAATTTCTGGAAGGGTTACCTGAAGATAGGTGCGGTAAGCAAGATCACCGTTTCGACTGATAACACATTGAACTCTTCGACCAAAATCGGCTTGTCCGTTAAATGTTTGTTCGATGGATTCAATTGCGAAGTTGGTGTATCGTCTATAGGTTACTTTCCAAAAAGTAATCTGAGGATTTCCAGTAAGGTATACGTCTTGTGCGCCATAAGCGACTAATTGCATTAATCCACCACCCATTTTATAATATTGCTAAAGAAAAAAAAACTAAATATTTAATTAAATTAAATTAATTAAATGTTTAATGTTTGAATGTTTAAACTCATAAATATGGGTATTTACAATTTGACACGATACATGGAGGGTCAATATTTTATTTTAAATTCATATTATATTTAATAAAATCGATTAAATAAGAATCTACAAATACTTCTTTTTTCCCTTCATGATTCTTGGAAAAAATATAAGAATCGTTTTTTTTGTATACAGACCAACCATTATCAAGAGCATTATACAAGAGAACCATTTTATGCATTTGTATTTTATCAAATTTAGTATGTTTTTTATTTTCTAAATTAACATTTAATTCCATTTTATAAAAATAAAGAAAACATAAAATATGTTTTAACTTGTTAAAATATATTCACATAAATAAAGTTTAAAAAAAAAGGTATAATTAATTTAATGCCAAGTTTTAAACCAAAAACAACAAAAAAAATTAAGTTCAATAATAAGGATTCAATAACATTAGATGGAAAGCATAAAGAGATATTGACTGAATTTTGTAAAGACGATAATGATAAAATCCCTAATTTAAAGAATGAAAAGAAAGAATTATTAAATATTTTAAAGAAAACTGAAAATATAGAGCAAATCCTTGATATTAAAGATAAGATACTTGAAATTACCCAAGCAATTAAGGATCTAAAAAATAAAAAAAAGGATTATTATTTGGACAATTCAAAGTATATATTTGATTATTTCGAGGATAAAAAAAATATTTCTGAAATTCAACCAAATATAAAGATAAACACAAAAAATAAAATCTTAGATGATTTTTTTAAAATAAAAGGTTCTGATCAAACTACTAAACCTGAGATAAATAGTTTTAATGATAATAATATTGTGAATAAATATTTGAGAAATATAGATGATAGTTTTTTAGATATTAATTCGTTTATTTATCAAACAGATATATGTAAATATTGTTATAAAGGCGAATTAATCCCTATGGAAGATGAAGGGGTTTTAATTTGTAATTGTTGTTCAAGAAATATTCCCTATTTAATCGAAAATGAGAAACCATCTTATAAAGAACCTCCTAAAGAGGTTTGTTTTTATGCGTATAAAAGAATAAATCATTTTAAAGAAATTCTTGCCCAATTTCAAGGAAAAGAAACAACCCAAATATCACCAGAAATAATTGAAAATATAAAATTACAAATAAAAAAGGAACGTATTGATATATCTCAGATTAATAATAATAAAACAAAGGAAATATTAAAAAAATTGGGTTATAATAAATTTTATGAACACATCCCATTTATAAAAAATAAATTGGGAATTAAACCGCCGGTTATGTCTCCCGAATTAGAAGAAACACTATGTAATTTGTTTATCGAATTACAGTCTCCATACTCTAAATTTTGTCCGAGTGATAGAGTCAATTTTTTGAATTACTATTATACAGCATATAAATTATGTGAACTTCTTAATGAAACCCAATATTTACAATATTATCCTATGTTAAAAGATAAAGAAAAAAGAATCGAACAAGACACCATTTGGAAACAAATATGTAAAGAATTAAACTGGGAATTTATACCAACTATATAATAATGTAAAATATATCGCATTATTATATTTAGAGAAACGTGTATTTAAAACCTTCCACCTGGGAAATGAACTAAGTTTGCGCCAATTCCAAAACCAGCGCCGGTGTTAGCAGCGGAGGACATTGAAGGTAGGAAAGTATCTAAAATAGAAAAGGTGGCTGCCGAGGTTAATGCAAGTAACCCAATCTCCTGAATATCTAAGGAACGTTTTGGGATAGCATAAGCAACAATCGCAATCATTAAACCCTGAACCAAATATTTAATCATTCGTTTAACTAATTCGCCAATATTAACTAATCCGTTCATTATATAAATTAAAAAGAAAAAAATATATATTAAATATTAAAAAACTTAAATAGTTAATAATAATTAATAAAATGTCTTATAAGGAGAAAACAGCTAAAACATCTTTTGAAAGAAAAACAAAGGGAGGAAAATCTAATCCTAAATATGTGGATGTGCTAGATGAAGATAAACCAATTGCTTGTCAAAAATTTGTATGTGTATCGTTTATTTCTCCAGATAAGATTCTTAAACAGAAAGAAATTTTTTTATTTGAGGAATTCCTAAAGAAATGGGATTTCAACAAATCGATGGAAAAATTTGTCCAATTTCTTAATTTTGTTTCATTTAAATATAAACTTACCTTTGAAGATTTGACAACTGATTTTAAAGAGTTTGTTAATGAAGAAAGGTCTAATCTTATGATTTATAAAATAGAAGATGATTATAAAACCTTTTTAGATAATAATGAAGAAGAATTAGAAAAATTATTTGGTGTTAAACACAATTTCCAAACTAGCACAAGAGGGTTAAAAATACGTGGAGTGTATCCATCTATTGAGGAAGCAGAATTAAGGTGTAAAATGTTAAGGGAGGTTGACCCAAATCACGATGTGTTTGTAGGTCCAGTTGGTTTATGGATGCCTTGGGATCCAGAATCATATAAAACGGGTCGGGTTGAATATATGGAAGAAGAATTAAATCAATTAATGCACGAAAAAGCAAAGAACGAAACTAACGCAAAGAACACATTTGACCAAAGATTAAAGGATACAAAACAAAAGGCAATTGAAGACAATATTAAAAATGCTGAGAAATCTGGAAATAAGTTAACCCAAACTATTGATGATACTGGAAATTTAATTGGAGTGAATAATATTAACACACAAGAAAATAAACTTAAGGAACAAGATGTTATATTGACATCAGATATAAAAAATGAATTATTTGAAGGGGAAAATATTATTACCGGTAAAAAATAATAATGATAAATAAAGTAAATTAATAATATTTGTTTTAATATATAATGAATACTAAAACAAATAAAAAAACCAAAAAAAATAAAACAAAAAAAAATAGAAGAGAAGAACCGATAAATTCTATCATTAATTTAAGTGAAAAAGAAAAAAATATTTTATGTAAAAGCAACACATTACAATTTAGTAATTTTGAATCTATCTCTTTAAATAATACAGATTATAATAATAAATTATTAAATTTTATTATTAAAGATCAAGAAAAAAATGTTATAAATTTACAGAAAAATAATTATTATAAATACATAAATAATGATTGGATTCGCGAAATAAAAGAGACTTATATGTATGAATATAGTGTTTCTGATTCTAATTCGGTTCAACTCCAAATTATTGATAAACAAATATTCGATATGTTTAATGAGTATATAAATGATGACAATCAAGAACCTAAAATGAAAAAGAATGTTTTAAATTTTTGGAACTCTGCAAAGAACTTAAATTCTGATATAGGAATAAGAGAACACGCCAATTATTATATGAATTTTATAGATGAAATGACAAATGATACATTACGTAATAATTTATGGAAACTTTTAGCATTTTTTAGTAAAAATTTAATTATAGCAAACCAAAGTTTACCTTTTATGTGTGAATGTAAACCAAACGTCTTTAAACCAATCGTATATTCCGTATATATTTCCCCAATTATATTTCATAATAATAGATTTGTACATGATGATGATTTTAAAGTTGACCCAAAAATTAAAGAATTTTATTTAACTAAGTATTATAAATATGTTGAAGATTTATATGTCTTTTTTTTAGGTCCAAATCACGGATTTAATCCGGTTGATACCCGTAAATGTTTTCAAAAATTATGGATATGTTTTAATAATACATATCTAACGGAAAATTATGAAATTATTACTAATAGTGAAACCTTAACAGAATCTGATTTTAATTATAATGAATATTTAACTGAATTTGGATATAGTAGTGATAATATGCCAAAAGAAATAATTTGTTCAAATTTAATTTATTTAAAAAATGTATGCAAATTATTAAGCAACGAATGGAATACAAAAGAATGGATAGGTTGTTGGTATTATATAGTATTTAAATCACTAGCTATGTTTAATAGTAAAAGTAAAAAAATTCGGGATGCTTTTTCGAGAACATTTAATACAGGAGTTCGAATATATAGACCTCCAGAGATTCGTGCGGATTCTCATTGTTTAATGGTGTTCAATAAATTATTTACAAATTTATATATATCTAAATATAATAATTATGACGCTATTAAATTTATGACGAATCTATCAAATGACCTAAAAAAGGTATATGTAAATATGGTCCGAACCAGCAATTTTTTTACACCTCACGCCAAAAAGAACGCAATACTATGTGCCGAACATTTAAAAATCATAATAGGAAGACCGTTAACAATTGTAGATGATTTTGATATAGATTATACAAATAATGATATATGGAAAAACTTTAACGATTATTTTAATCATAGGCATAATTTTATGTTATCTCTTACAGATAAATATATTTTAAATTTACCTGATATTAATTGGTATGCGTATCCATTTGAATTTTCGGGTTCTCAAATTTTTAATTTAAAAATTTCTTTTTCACACCTAACAAATATATTATATGTACCTTTAGCATGTTTACAACCTCCATTATTGGACTTAAATGGTCAAAGTTTGGAATATAATTTAGGAAATATAGGATTTTTACTTGTTAGTCATATGATACGGTCAATTACATTAGAAGGTTCTACATATGATTATAACGGTGTTTACGGAAACACGTGGTCTAAAAGAGACAATTACATATATAATTTATATAGTTCCGAATTATTAAAACAATACTTAAGGTTTAATACAAGTAATTATAATATAAAATTGACAACATCACTATCAAATGATATAGTAGCTTATATTAATAGTTTTATTATTTGTGAGCAATACTTAAAAGAGTTTCATG